GACTTAGATCGTACCGCATAAGCTTGTAATGCGGTGGCTAACTCTAATGCTCTTTCGAAACTCATGAATAGTCCGCCATGTATAGATCTAAAACACGTTTAATATGTGCAGGTAAATTAGTATTAGTAATATACTCAACTTGCATTGTATTAGGACTAATAGTCTTGGAGCTATGCACTGCGCTATCACTACGCATATAGTAGTACATTAGGTCAAGAATAGCAATTTTTAAATCTGCTGGAACTACTTCGAATCCAGCAAAGTAATCTACTTTATAAGCATTTACAGATTCTGGAAAACCTTGTGGGCTTAGACTAATGATTTCATCATTCTTTTGTACCCAGTCTGTGAACTTAGTTAACTTTGTGTAACTTTGTCCATAATTGTCGCTATGAGAAACTGCAATAATTTGTACTACTGGAGTTTCTTTTAATAATAGCTTTTTAAAGCCACCATCGAAATATTCTGTTTTTGCTTCGTCATAATAATCAATAAAGCTACGACGGCAATAACTTTTTACTAATTCCGAAACTTGCGGAATTAGCTGGTTTAATTCAGCATCTTGATTTGTACTAGAGATGCCGGAATGTACTTTGTATTCTTGTAATGTTACTAAATTAGCACCCATAGTATCCCTTCTTTGTCTTTTAAGTCAACTCATAGAATTAACTTAAAAGACAAGGATCCGAAGATCCTTGTCAAGCTTAATTAAGCTGCGTAAACAAGTTTACCAACACCGCTACCTAGGTTAGTAGTTAGCTGAGTCATGCCAGTACGTAGGCTAGCTACGAATACACGACGTTGTGTTTCAACTAATTCTTGTGTATCAACGCGAACACCACGTTGAGAACCAACGATGAAGTTAGCTGGAGCGAAAGCGATAGCGCCTAGAGCACCGTTAGCCTTGCTGTCGAATTCAGCGGAAACTAGAACTGGGCTGTTACCGATAGAACCGATTTGACCAGTTAATAGAGTAGCTGCAGGACCAACTTGGTTCATAGTCTGGAATGTTGTGTCTTCTAATAGATCGTAGTATACGTCTTGAGAAACAACATAGACGATTTCTGCTGGGTCAAGACCCCAACCGCCTAGAGACTTACGCATTGCGCGCATATTGGCAACAGTAACTGTACCAGAAGCTGCACTTGGAGTTACGTCAGCAACTGCGTCGTAACCCGCTAGACCTTTAACAGGATCTGCACCGGAACCAGCACCACGTAGGAATGCACGGTCAACGCTACGTGCTAAACGGCGAACCATAGCTTCACGGATAACTGGCATTAGAGCGATAAGAGAATCTTCCTCTTCTTCGTATGCTAGGTACTCGTTTGTAGCAACTTTGTATGCGTTTAGAGTAATTTCTTTTAATGCGTGTGGAGAACCAGAACCTGGTGTGAAACCTGTAGTTGCTGTAGAACCACCAGAGCTGTTAGATGTACCGAACTGAGCGTTAGTTACCCATGTTGCAACACCAGCTTCTGGGTTTACAGGGATAGTCATAACGTTAGTTTGCATGTTGATCTGACGTAGCAGAGGAGCAACAACTAAACGACGACGAACTTCGGCTTCTAGGTTTAGATTAACTTCAAGTTCCCATGTAGCGCTTGGTAAGTGCTGACCGAACTTTTGTACCATCTCAGCACCAAACTTGGTGTCTTCGATACGGCGGCCCATAGCTTTAGCTAATAGAACTGCCTTTTCTTTTTCTGCGTATGTCATGTCGCCAGCTTTGTTGCTTGCGTCACCGAATTGCATACGGCTTTTTGTAATAGCATCTAGTTCAGCTGCTTTTGCTTTTAGATCAGCTTGTAGGCCTTCTAGAGCTTTAGCTTGATCAGCTTGAGCGTCAGCTAGTTTCTTTTCTACGTCGGCAAGTAGTTTTTCTGCACCACTTTGACCAACTGTTAATTCTGCAACGGCAGCTTTTACACGAGCCTGTAGCTCAGCTTCTGCTTTGTCTGCAGCAGCCTTCTCAGCAGCAGCTTTTTCTTGTGCTGCGACTAGGGCTTTAGCTGTACTTTCTGCGGCTTTGGCAGCTGCGTCAGCTAGCATTTGTTCTAATTGTTTCGGATCCATATCCCATTCCTTTGTAATGTCGCTTTTTGCTTCCGTTGAGGATTCTAGCCCTTTAGCTGACTCGCTGTTGGGTGCAAATTGCTGTTTAAATAACTCATATTCCTCGGCGTTATTAAATGCCTTGGCTAAACTAAATAACGTATTTTGGTTTGCTGGCACGCTCACGACACTAATCTCGTGAAGTTCCAAATCTTTAATAACAAACACTTCTGCTGCACTATTATACTCGGCATCCATAACACGGAAACCGATACTAAAAGCCGTAAGAATACCATTCTTAACTAGCTTATAGATATCACCAGCGGCATCGGAAATGCTGGCTTTAATCCAAAGGCCTTTTTCATCAACCTTGTGATCAACCATTCTACCAATTGGTTTGGCATGGTCATGGTATGCTAAAATTACCGGATTTTTCAAGTAATTTGTCAAACCTTTTTGCCATACGCCAGATGGTACAACATCCCCTTGACGATCTACATCATTAGTAGAGGCATAACCCTCAATGCTAATAACATTTTCGCCATTATCCGATGGTAGTGATTTTGCAGTAAACTTACTGTTAAAGTATAAAACTTTATTTTTATCTACCATATTACTCCTTTGGTTGCTGTGGTCTACCACCTTGCGATGGATTGGCCGCACTTCCTGCAATATTTGCTGGAACCCTTAGTTCGTCGTTACCCGCGATTTTCGGATAACGCAGTTCTTCTCTGGCTTCATTAGGAGTTATAATTCCGCCATTGACTAGTGTTGCGTGATAAGACGCAATGTCCTTTAGTTCTGGTTGTAAGGCTGATACATTGGTTGTAACTGCTTCAACATCATATCCGTAATATCGTTCAACTGAACTGATAAACTTTCGCACAACGGGCATGACTGTTTCCAGATAAAATAAGCGTAGATTAGGGGTAATATTGGCATTGTTACCACCCTCTAATAGAATTGGAGGAACGCCAATTGCTGTAATAATACGCTCACTGTGTGTTTTTATAGACTCGTCAAAATCCAAGTCTTTAAATGTTCCGCTATTGATCTGAGCTGGCTTTAGTCCAGAATCAAGAATAACAGGTTTGCGGCCTCCGCCTTTTGCATTATAACGCTGCTGCCAATAAGCTATAGTCTTATCTTTGGCAACTTGTGATAGCGTATTCTCGCTTGTAAGGACTAAACCGCCGAAAACTGCTCCGTTATCGAAGAACTTCTCCTGGAACTCATACATTGAGTAGAGAATATCTATACTTCGCTGACAGCTTTCTAATCTACTAGAACCACGATAAATACTCTGTGAATGAACATCACGGAAGTGGAATATATCGGTTTCTTTGAAATCTACTGTACCCATGTAACGATATCCCGAGATAAACGTTTTAGGGTCTGTTATAATCTGCACATTCGCTGCAGGTAGATGATACATAAAAGTACCATCAAAATAAATAAACACATCGCCTTCAAGAACTAAGTCTGTGAATATAGCCTGACGAAACTCCTGTACAGACTGATATGGATTAGGTTTATAATTTAGTAGATTTAATAATGACTTTTGACGAATACCAACTACGGTTCCGTCAGTGATCTTATCTTTTACGTCGTAATCTAAGCTAGCACATGCGTGAACTAACATAGAAACTGCTCTATTAACAGGCTCCAGTTTCTGGAACGCCTGCTGATAAGTAATCTTTTGCGTACTTCCAATGAAGACGCCTTCTTGATAGGCAATCCTATCTTGAGCCGGGTTTAACTTTTCAGCTAACCAGGCTTTAGTATCTGTATACCAACTCATAGTTCTTCCTAAGTGAACTTACTAAAGAATGAACCGTGACTCGGCTGTTTAACACTACCACCAGACAACCATTTCTCGCGTTGAAGTTCTATCCAACGTTTCTGTTTTTGTTCTGAGCCCCACTGTGGCGTCTTACCGTAAACCCCATGAAGTGCTACATGATGGCGATTACATAGGGTGTAAACCATATCATATAGTTCAATTTTGTGTTCTTCGATAAACTCGTCACGTACTGCTAAGATGCCGTCATCTGTTGAAATGTCGTAGCCTTTAGCCTCAGCCCAACGCTCTAGCAAAAGTGTTATTGAATGCAGGTGATGTAATTCTAGATCCTGTTCGGTACCGCATACGTAGCACGTAGACTGCTTTTCATAAGCAGCTTTAGCTCGGTCCCGTACCCACTTAACGGGTATTCGTTTATTGGTGTTTTTGGCCATAGAAAAGTAAATGCACCAAGATTAAGTGTTATTATACACCAAGAGCATGGTTTTGTCAATGTAAATTTTTATATTACCTATACTGTATAGGTATATAATGCATATCGGAGAGCATCGGCCATATGTGAGTACTGGTCATGTAGTGGTCTTTCCTTTTGCAGATTCTCGCGACTATCCCAACGATATTGGTCTAACATAGCAAGCACGTGTGTACAATTTTTACTAACTTTTAAACGTCCTTGCGCAATCAATGTTTGCAGGTACGCAATACCTGGAAGCACATCTTTTTTAGCTTTAGTGGTAGCAATATCGTACTGGTAAGCAAGGTCACTAGCAAACTGTGCAGCTGCCGAATCAATAAATGTAACCTCAACGCCCCACTTGGAATTTAATTCACGGAAACGTTCAGCATGTTCCATAGTAGTTTTCTCAGACTCTTCATAGTCTTCAACCACCCAAAACACATCAGCATGGTAGTCATAAATAACTACAACATACGCAGTGGCGTCACGATATCCAGGGTCGCAACCAGCAAATGCTTCACCACGCAAGTCGCTAGGAATTTCATCTACAATATCAGATTCTTTTACACTATAAATCTGACCCTCAAACGTTGTGAAAGAGGCCATGTATTCTTGCTCGAATTCAGCTTTTGACATCGAGCGACGAGCTTCTTGAACATCCGATTCAGCCATGCGAGTGTTTTCAGTATAGTCTGCTTGCAAACTAACCCACTCTGGATAATTGGGGTCAAACCCACGCTGCCAAAATACACTAAACCAGTTGTTTTTACCACGAGGTGTTGAAATAAATATGGCTTTGGCATTGGGCTTGTCTAGAGTAGGACGTAGTGCAACGTTAAAAGCAGCCTCACCACCTTCGCCAAGCGCAGCTTCGTCAAAGATGATTAAGTCATACGACCTACCAACGGTTGAGTCAACAGTTCCTAGGGATCCCATACGAATAGTTGAACCATTTGATAGTTCAATAATCTTGTCCTTTAGGTTATCACGAGTAATTTCCAAGTCAAAGTGCTTGATTAATTTACGCTGCAACTCGAAACTAATAGTAGATAAATTGTAATTAGGCGATATAATAAGTACATTGCAATTGGGCACTAGTGTTACTAGTTGGCCAATAACATTGGCAATATAAGTTTTGCCTAAACGCCGAGCTAGTGCAGCGCAAACAAAACGGTACTTGGGATCGTTGACGGCATTAATAAGTGCAATCTGTGGACGATTAATGGTTTCATAAATACCTAGGAGTTTAAGGTAGTTATCAATTGGTAGTTTAATAAATCTGCGCTGTGCATCAAAATCCACAATCACATCACGATTTACATCTGGTCGAGAAACAACAAGCATTAAATTCCGTCTCCGGTGATGAGCTTTTGGACCAATTGCGAATACTTGGATCCGTCTAAGCCTTCGTTAATCTGCACGTTAACTTGCTTTTGTGGGCCAGTGCTAGAGTTACGGGCCTTCTCTAAAGCGATCTCACGGTCTAGTAAGTCCATGCTCATCTTGTGAGACATTTGTAGCAATTCGGCAATATCTTTGGTTGAGCCCATTTGAGATTCTTCAAGTTCGGCAAACTTTTGACGGATAAGTGCATCCATAGCGGAACGCATCAAGAAACGGTTGTTGTAGCCGGTATCGAAAAATACTGAATCAATATAACTTTTTACTTCACGACGTGATAAATAGTCTGTGACAGTTTGCGGGTCTAAATCCAGTTCATGTGCTACCTGTTTGGCGTCTTGCAGTTGCAGATAGCAATTAGCCACTTCCAGGGCTTCGGGGGAGATCTTAACAGTCTCCGCGGGTAGATGAGTGGTCATCTTCTACTCCTTTAAATTTTGGGTGTATTGGGGCAATTATAACATGG